GTCCATAGTTGAAACTGGACATATGAACAAGGTTCTTAAAGAGCAACATCCATTTATCTAACAAGGAGTTTATTATGGCGGATACGCAAGAAGCCCCGCAACCAGCAGTAATCCCGACCCTTCCAGAAGGAAGTATAAGGGAAGCACAAGAAGCGTTTCTATCTTTAACGGAACCTGAAGAGGAGACACCTAAAAAGAAAGAAGCCGAAACGTCTGAAGAAGAAGTAGAAGACGTTGAAGAATCAACCGAATCTGAAGAGGAAGCATTGGAAGCATCTGATGAGCAATCTGAAGAAGAGGAGGAGGACTCAGAAGAATCCGAAGTCGAAGAAGAAATCGTTGAGGAGGAGGACGACACACCTGGACTCTATACTGTTAAGATTAATGGTGAAGAGCAAGAGGTTACTGAAGAAGAACTCCTAAAAGGATATTCTCGACAACAGGATTATACACGTAAGACGCAAGAGTTAAGCGAGTACCGAAAGCAACTTGATGAAGCTGGTCAATACTACCAGCAAGAGGTTGCCAAGACTCAGGAAGCTCGACAGCAGTATATTCGTTCTTTATCAGATGCAGCACAGTTAAATCTTGCATCTCTAAAAGAATATCAGAATATAGATTGGGAACGATTGAAAGCGGAAGATAAGGAAGAGTACCTTACTAAACGGGATGAGTATCGTGAAGCCCAAGCTAATATACAACAACTGCAACAGGCACAAGCTCAAGAGAATGAATATCAGGCTCAAGAGCATCAACAACAATTCAACCAATGGGCGCAAGAGGAATACAATAAGCTGGTAAAATTAATACCAGCCTGGGGTGTTCCAGAGCAGCAAAAGGCAATTGCTGCTGATCTGCGTACCTTTGCCAACTCTAAAGGTTTTAATGATGAAGAGGTTAAACAATTGTTTGACCATCGTTCTATCATTATTCTTATGCAAGCTAAAGCATGGGAAGATTCCCAAAGAAAGGCTCAGAACCTCAAGACCAAGAAAGTTAAAAAGAAGGTAAAGGTTGTGAAGAGTGGAAAGGGTGTTGAGAAGTCTGCCAGTAATAAGGCTGTGCGTCATACTAAAATGAAGCGCCTTAAACAATCCGGTCATGTAAATGATGCAGTAGGATTATTTGAGGATTTCGTTGATCTTTAATAGGAGAATATTATATGGCAATTCCTACGAATACTAGGGAAACCTATGGTGCAGTAGGCATCAGGGAAGACCTTAGTAATATCATATATAATATTTCGCCAACTGAGACACCGTTCCTAAGTGGTTGTGGTCGTGAGACTGCTGAGAATACTTACTTTGAATGGCAGACAGATGCATTAACCGCAGCAGCAGCTAACCGCGCTACTGAGGGAAATGATCCAACTTCTTCTGCTGTACAAGAGCCAACTAGGGTGGGGAATTATACCCAGATATCGGTTAAGGCAGTCCAGACTTCTGGAACAGCCGAGGCCGTTAATTTTGCTGGGCGTAAATCTTCCCAAGCGTATCAGTTAGCGAAACGCGCCAAAGAAATGAAGCGTGATATGGAAAAGATGTTGATGGACAATGTGGCACAATCCGCTGGTGCTGGTCCAAGCCCCGGCCCTGCAACCGCGAGAGCGACAGCAGGACTAGGCGCATGGGTAGCTACCAATTACCACACTTTAGGAGGCGCACCTTCCCCACCGGGATTAGGTTCTGCTTCCAGTGGTAATGGTACGGATACCGCTAGTGACGCTACATCAACAGGAACATTAACCGAAGCTGGTATGAAGACCGTAATCAAAGAATGCTTTGATAGCGGTGGAACTCCAGACACCATTCTTGTTGGTTCTTCCAATAAGCAGGTTATTTCGGCCTTAACTCAAACAGTGTCAGAACTAAGGACATCAGCAGATAAGTCTGCTCCTGCTCACGTTGTGGCTTCTGTTGACGTTTATGTTTCCGATTTTGGAACTTTCAAAATAATTCCAGATCGATTCCAAAGAGCGCGTGCTTGCTGGTTTATAGACTTTGACTTCTGGGCTGTGTCGTATCTACGACCGTTCATGACCGAAAGTCTAGCGAGGACTGGGGACAGTATAAAGCAGATGATTCTGGCTGAGTACGGACTCCAATCTAAGAACCAAGCATCAAGTGGTTTCTTGGCTGACGTATAGGTGGTAAAGGTGGGGGTGTAAAAACCCCCACTTATCTATGAAGAAAAATATAGAAGATTATTTATTCCATAAAAAGAACTTCCTAAGTAAAGACTTTTGTAAGTCTACTATAGAAAAATTAAAGGTTTGTGAATGGGAAGGTCATGACTTTACAGGTTATGAGTCAAATGATCCTGAACATGGGTTTGGATGGCAGAGAGAAGTTAAGTCTAAGCACGAGTTAGAGCCAGAGTTCATAGGGTTTACAAGCCCAGCCTGGTACGAGGATCTTGCCCAAGCTAATAACTTTATTATTAAAGAACTCTCTTCTGCATTAACTGAGTATATTAGAGGTTTTGGTTATAGCTGGTTTAATGGATGGAATGGGTATTCAGTTATTAAGTTTCTAAAGTATGCAGAGACTCACAAGATGGCTGAACACTGTGACCACATCAGTTCTTTGTTTGATGGCCAGATAAAAGGAATACCGATGTTGTCTGTTGTTGGGCAGCTTAATGATAACTTTGAGGGTGGTGAGTTTATAATGTTCGGGGATAAGGTTGTACCATTTGAGACTGGTGATGTTATTATATTTCCATCTAACTTCATGTATCCTCATAGAGTGGAGCCTGTAACTAAAGGAGATAGATATTCTTATGTCTCTTGGGCATACTAATTTTAAAATAATAAGGGGGTTATTAACTGGTGAACTCTTGGATTTTCTTGGCGTATATGCCTTTAACAAGGCGACACTTCCTGATGCCATACCTACCAAAGAGCTACATGGGTTTGTAGACGAACAGATTCCTGATACTCCTGCATGGCATGATGACTTAGCCATGAAGAACCTAATGTGCTACTTAACTCCAGATATGGAGAAGCACGTAGGAGAAAGTCTTATTCCAACTTACTCTTATCTTAGAGTATACAAGAAGGGTGATGAATTAAAGAGGCATATAGATAGGAATAGTTGTCAGTTCAGTGTAACATTAACTTTAATGCGTGAACCTAACGATGATATTTGGCCTATATATTTAGAAACAGACAGCATTTACAAAGTAGATTTAGAGGCCGGTGATGGTCTAATTTATCGTGGAACAATAAACCCTCATTGGAGGGATAAATTTGAGGGCAGTAGATTAGCCCAAGTATTTTTACATTACGTAAGGAGGTAGTTATGCCTAAAGAAATGAAGGGTTATAGTTTTTCAGATAACAAAGTAGGAGAAGCTGTTGATAAGGCTTCCAAAAGTTCGGGGGATGCCTATGGTGGTATTACAGGTATCATTTCTAAACTAGGCACTGGCGGTACCGTCAAAGGCCAAGACAATCAAAAAGAGAAAGGCTAATGGGAAAACGAAAAGAAGTAGAAGGTCCAATTACTTTATACTCGCCTGTTCATAGGGGCGGGAGTGAAGGAATAAAAAAGATCATAAAGTCTCTTGACACGGGAAAGAATGGTTATAAGAATCCGGGCAACAGCCCAAAGCACTCAGTGGAGAATCCGCTTAAATAAGGAGTTGTAATGTTTGTCTATGTAAAAACTCCCACCATTGCGGTGGTAGATGGGGTTATATCTTCTGAAGAGTGTCATCAGGTAATAGAGCATTCCAGAAGCAAGATAAAAAGAAGCACAGTTGCAACAGATGACGGACTTATCCCTGATAAAGATAGAACTTCTCATGGTGTATTCCTTCCACACTCTGACTTTCCAGAGTTATGTCAAAGAGTTGCTGACATTGCAGCCATTCCGCTAGAGAGAGCAGAGCCTATAAATGTTTTGCGATATACTGACGATCAGGAGTATAAGCCTCATTACGATGCTTTAGATGGAGTCTATCTTGAGAATGGTGGTCAAAGAATATTAACATGTTTAGTTTATTTAAACAATGCTGTTGGTGGTTCTACTGCATTCCCTAAATTAAACTTAGTAGTCGGAGCCATTGGCGGAAGACTTCTAATGTTTGGTAATGTAGATGAAAATAATAAGGCACATGACTTATCATTGCATCAAGGACTACCACCACATGAAGGTGAAAAATGGGTGATGACTTTATGGTTCAGAGAAAAGATAGTAAATTAGAGAAGGCATTTGGAGCTAAGAAGGAGAAGGCTCCAGAGAAACCAAAACAAAAAACTGCTGAACAGCATCTAAAGGAATGGTCTGAAGACCAAACCAGAGCTGTAGGTGGTAAGGGGTTCTTAGTGGGATGAAGAGAAGAAGCGGAAAACTATTAGATGTAATGCCGTATAGACATCAGGAATGGATTGAAGAGCCTGATGGTGAGATATCTATAACTACTTATCAAGATGTTCAGCCTACAATAGAGCAGAACAAAAAAGATTATAACTTATATGGTGATAGACTTAGCCTGGGTAAAAGAGGCGAATGGCATAAGGTGGCTTCTATACCATTCAATGTTTACGAACAATGGAAGACAGAAACTAATGGAGCTATAGATAAAGATCCTAAGTTACTGGCTAAATATTTAAACGATCCTGATAACAAATATTTTAAAACAGCACCAACCAAACTATAGGGGTAAATAAGATGGGAGACTTATACAGATTAAACAATTTTAATTATACGTTTACAGCGCTGTCAACCTCGGTAACACTAGGTGATGCTGTCTCTGCACAATGCTACGCTATTATAATAAACGCCAGTGAGCCTGTGTTTATTAAAATTGACGAGCATGGAAGTGCTGCCACCGCTGGTTCATGCGGTTACTTTATTAAGGATTGGCCTCATTATATTCGCGTTAGCCCTGGAGACAGGATTTCTGGATTAAGAGCTGGTAGTAGTGATTCAGTTGTTTACGTAACAGAACTAACCAGATGAGAATGGACAAGCCAGATGTTCTTTATAGATTAGCTAATAAGCTACATTCTATAACGACTTCTACAACCTCTACTGAAATGGCAGAGGCCGTTGGCTCTGGTATAAGCGCTGTAATGATAACAGCTACAGAAGATGCTTACCTTGCATTCGGTGGAGAGGTGGACAATACACCGTGGAGTGATGTGGTTGGTGCATGGTCGGCACAAACAAACTCATGGAAGGAATACGAGGCTGTTGGTGAGGGTTATCAAGAGAAGGACTGGCCTACTTATTGGCGTATCAGTTCGGGGCAGAAAGTATCCGCTTTGCAGGTATCTGCTGCTGGAACAGTATACATTGCGGAGATGACAAGATAATGGCGATAGGAACTTATGCAGAACTTCAGACTGCTGTGTCAAACTGGCTAGACAGATCTGATTTAACTGACAGAATACAAGAATTCATAGACTTAGCTGAAGCAAGAATAAATCGTAACTTGCGCCTTCGTCTTATGGAGACAACTGCTACTGGCACATTGGTAGCGGGAACTAGAGATTATGCGTTACCCACAGATTATATACAGGCAAGAACATTCCATTTGACTCTTGACCCTATAGTTCCATTAGCTTATGTTACACCAGAGATAATGAATAGGATATGGGCTGGATCTACTGGTGGAACTCCAGAGTCATTCACCATCATTGGTGAGAACTTTAGGCTTGGACCGTCACCTGCAACTGCTGACGGTTATTCTATGCTATATTATAAACGAATACCTGCATTAACCCCTGCTGCTACAACTAATAGTATGCTTACACAGAATCCTGATATATATTTATATGGATCTCTATTAGAGGCAGAGCCATTCTTAATGAATGACCAGAGGGTGCAGTTATGGGCTACAGCTTACAGACAAGCTGTAAACGATTTACAAGTTCAGGATGACAAAGATCGTCACTCTGGTTCTGAGCTAAGAGTAATGAACACGAGTGGCTACTTTTAAGGGGATTAATCATGGGATTAGAAACAGCAACATACATTAGTCAATTAGTTGGTACGAACCCCACTTCTAGTGATCCTGTATCGCAAGGGGACGATCATCTCAGGCTAATCAAAGATGTACTACAGGCACAGTTCACCACTCTTGGTGCAGCAGCAGTAACCACTACGGCTGCCGAATTGAATTTACTCGACGGTGTAACATCGTTGGGTGATGTGACCGGGCCGGGATCTAGCGTTGATAACGCAATTACAAGATTCAGTGGAACTGGTGGCAAGACAATTCAAAATAGCAATGTTACCATTTCTGATGATCCTCCAGTGATTAAAATTGGTGATGGGGTGGCAGAAGATACAACAGTTCTTTTTGACGGCAATGCTAAAGATTTTTATGTCGCATTAGATGATACTGCTGACAAACTTGTTATTGGTGAGGGTTCAACTGTAGGCACTAACTCTATAATGACAATTACTGATGATACAGTAACTATCGGTGATGGGTCTACAGTAGACACTTATTTAAACTTTGATGGGAATGCTGCTGATTACAGAATTGGTATTGATGACGGCACTGATACATTAGAGATTGGTGTTGGTGTTGCACATGGAACTACAGCAGCAATATCTATGGATTCATCAGCCGACATGACGTTGGGTGGCTATATCAATTTTGGTGATGAGCAAGCTATCAGACCAGAGATAAAAGACTACGCCGAAACTGTCAACGCTCTCGGAGATACTGGAGGCGGTACTGATGCCATTGATATAAGTGCCGGAAATGTAGTATCTGCAACGGTGTCTACAGCAACAACGGAATTCACTTTTACTAATCCGTCTGCTACCGGAAAGTCATGTTCATTCACATTAATACTTACTAATGGTGGATCACAAACTGTTACGTGGCCCACTTCTGTAGACTGGCCCGGTGGAACAGCTCCCTCACTAACTGCATCCGGTTTGGATGTTTTAGTTTTTACAACTGTAGATGCTGGAACCATATGGTATGGATTCGCAGCAGGTCTTGATGTGAAATCACCATAGGAGAATTGATATGCCATTGGGATCAGAAAAAGTAGGATTGCTGGGGGCTGCAGGCGCAGCGACTGGTGGAAATAGGGCCGTATTTTGTGGCGGTGAAGGGGTTGACCCCTCAGCATCCAGAACAAATGTTGTTGATTACATCAATATCAGCACCACTGGTGACGCGACTGATTTTGGAGATTACGGGTTTACAGTCACCAATATTGGTGGCGATAGTAATGGCTCAAACGATAGGGGTGTTTATGGTGGCGGTGTTGATTCTAGTGGATTAATCGACGTAATGAACTATTTCACTATTTCGGCAGCTTCATATTCTTCTACCGACTTCGGTGATCTTACGGCTTCAACTGGTAACATGAGATCTGCATCAAATAAAACTGATGAACGATTAGTGTGGGTGAGTGGTGAACGTGCTGGGCCGGTGAGAACCAATATTTTGGAATACATCACCGTAAACTCTCCCGGAAACGCGACTGATTTTGGAGATTTAACAGTTCCCAGAAGAAGCGGTGGGGCAGATTCTAACGGCACCAGTGATCGCGGTATATATGCTGGCGGTTTCGGCACAGTTCCTACTCCGACGAATTGGAACACTATCGACTACTGGACTATTACGTCCACGGGCAATGCAACTGATTTCGGAGACTTGATAAATTGTCAGGGAGGCCAGGTGGTAGCTGCTGTCAGCAATTTAACAAATGATCGGGTTTGTTTTTCAGGCGGAAATCGTCAAACAATATCGCCCTGCTCAGGCTCTGCGAACATTATTAGTTATGTAACCATCACTTCAACAGGCAACAGCACAGACTTCGGTGATCTGACTACCAATAACGGCAATAATACGGGAACCTCTAACGGTACGGAGGAGAGAGGAATTAATGCTGGTGATGCTGGGTCTGATAACAATACCATAAATTACTTTACGATAAATACGACTGGAAATGCTAGTGATTTTGGTGATCTAACCAGAGGAAGACAGCAGCCCGCAGCTGCTTCCGATGCTGGTTGAGGTGATTAATTCTGTCTGACGAAAAACGTTTTGTGGGTGAGGTCGTACATCTCTTTCCGACCCCTGTATTCCTTTGTGATGAAAAGTACAGTGATGATAATTTGTTAAGTCTCATTGATGGAATGGAGATGAGGAAGAACGACAATAACAATTTTAGCTCTACTGATGGCTATGTGTTGGAATGGCCTGAATTATTTCATCTAAAAAAATATATTGAAAGAAACTTAAATCATTATGCTTATAACGTATTGGGCATAAAAGAAGAGCATAACTTTCACATTACACAATCATGGTTTAATGTAAATAAAAAGGGAACCTCTCATCACAGTCACACACATCCCAATAGTATATTTAGTGGAATATTTTTTGTAGGCGGAGATGGTAGTTGCCCAGTGGTTTTTAAAAATAGTAAGGATGTCGAATTTGGATTGCCTTTGAAATTTTCATTCAAGGAGTATTCAATAATAAATTCATCTGAATATTCTCTAAGAAATGATAAAAACACGTTAGTAATATTTCCATCTACTTTAAGGCATGGCGTAGGGGATAATGAGTCTGATATTGATAGAGTTAGTTTATCTTTTAATTCGTTTGCCAGCGGATCAGCTGGAAACGCAAACCATAAAACTAAATTAGTTTTAACAGGAATTAAATAAATATGGAGAATGAGCTGCAAGTAGCAAACAGTAAAAATCTTATGCTTGAACTTAATACAGAGTTCGCTGTCATAGATGACAAGAAGTTGGCTAAGATTTCAGAACGCATGAAAGAGATGGATCGTACTAATAACTCTTTCAGCAAGGGGAAGACACAAACTACATCACAGTTAATGACTTTGACTATGATGTGCGATGCGCCTTATAGAAGGCTGCGTCAGATACTATCGCAAATTGAACGCAAAAGAGCAGCACTAGAATCATCCGCATTTGATCTTAGGAAAAAGAAATTCAAGCTAAAAAAGTTAAGAGAGAAAGGTGACGAACTCTCCACAATAAAGGCTGATGAAATAGAGCATGGTATGCATCGATCTAAAACCTACATTGAAGCTGCGCTAAAAGAGCTGGCAATGTATCAAGACACTTATGAAGAGGTAAAAGCAGCTCATAATATTCCAGACAATTGGGATGAATTAGATTTCGAGAAAGAAGAAATATCTAATCATATTCGTATGGCATTTAGAAACTGCTTGAGGAATATGCTGGTAACGGGTGGTATGAATATGGGCACTTTGGAATATCTCGAACAGTTTGGGATTCATCCGGTAACGGCTAAGAATTTAATTAAGAATTATCTAGCTGAAGTGGAAGCGATGGCGGAAGAAGGAAAGTACCCATCAGTGACTCACCTGTATGAGTTCTTGGATAAATGTGCTGAAATATTCCAAGACGCTCATCACGCAGTAATGTCAAGAATCGGTATAAAAGATCTATTGAAGGATGAGTATTTGTTCACGGAGATGCGTGACGTAGCGTGAGAATACTTGTTGGTACACCCTGCTATGGGTGCTTAATGACGATTGATTATTTTAATACCATGGCTCACCTTCTGCGTGACGGCTTGGAACATGGAGTAGAGGTTGACTTCATGCAAATTGGTAATCAGGTCACAAAGAAAGCACGAAATTCAATTGTCAGTTATTTCCACCTTCATCCTGAATATGACTATCTGCTGTTCGTGGACGCAGATACTGGAGTAGAGCCGGGTGGTATCGGCAAACTTATTAAAAGTGGCAAAGATGTAATCGGCGCACCTGTAGCATTGAAGGGATACAACCCTGATGGATCTCCTGTTTTGAATATCGGGGAAATCTATTCTCAGGAAGGGTCAATCGCAGAGATTGAGCATATCGGTAATGCCTGTCTATTGTTTAGCCGGAAAGCAATAAAGGCTCTAATTGATATATCGAATCCTTATGAGGATTCCCCAACGTTCTCCAGAGGCGATGTAGAAAAGTTGTCAACCAAAGCATGGGATGTGTTTTATATTGGGGTTATGGAAGATGGAGTATATCGTCCAGAAGATTTTAGCACCTGTTGGACGTTTAGAAATAAATTGGGAATCAAAGTGTATTGCGATTTAAGCGTGAAGACTACACATCAGGGAACCCATCAATTTAAAAGTTGGAGATAAATATGACTTACGCAAGAATAGAAAATGGAAGTGTAGTTCAGTATCCGTATGATATGCCCAGATTAAAGGCTGATAATCCAAACGTCAGTTTTCCTTTAGATTCATTTAGTCGTGCAGATGTTCGAGAAGCATTTAATATCGTTGAAGTAACGGAAGTTGCCAAGCCTGATGAAGCTGCCCATCATGTAAGCGAGGGTGTCCCATTGAATGTTAGTGGAGTATGGACGCAAGTCTGGGATGAAACACCAAGAAATGCAGAAGAGTTAGCGCAACAGGCAATAAACAAAAGGCTGGGTGAGTATGGTACCCCAGAAGATCAATTGGAATTCATTGCTGAAAATGGATTGGAAGCATGGCAAACAAAAGTGGCAGAGATAAAGGCTAAATATCCAAAAGCATGAGTCTAGTTCCTGTAACTAATGTAGGTGAGCATGGTATTGTCAAGGATATAAATTCCTGGCAACTTCCACCTAATGCGTGGACAGAAGGAAACAATATAAGGGCAGAGCATAACGCAATACAGAAGAGTCCAGGCTACTTAGAGGTAATGGATTCATGTCCTATAGTACCATACTTTATTACTAACCTAGAGATAGGTGGCGCTAACTACTGGATAGTAGGTGGGTTAGCTAAGATAGCTGTGCATAACGGAACGATATGGACTGACATTACCAGAGCCAGCGGTGATTATAATGCCACAGCTAGGGAGAACTGGACAGCTACAGTATTAGGTGGTATACTTGTAATGACCAATGGCTATGATGACCCACAGTTTTGGGCATTAACAGCCGGGATACCTTCTGTTGCTACCAAGATGGCTGACCTAACTTACTGGCCAGCCAGCACAGAGTGCAAGTCATTAAGAGCCTTTAAGTCTTTCTTGGTTGCTCTGAATGTAACAAAGTCAGCGGTGCCTTATACCAGCCTTGTTAAGTGGTCTACAGCAGCAGCAACACAAGCTGTTCCTGTCTCATGGGATGAAACCTCGGCTACAGTCGATGCTGGCGAGTATGCTTTAGAGGACAGTAAAGGTATTATAGTTGATGGGTTGCCCTTACGTGGCGACTTTATGATATACAAACAATACTCTACATACAAGATGAGCTATGTGGGGAATCCTTTTATCTTTTCATTTATACAGCTCTCACCTAATGTTGGCGCTCTAGCTAAGAACTGTATAAGAGAGTTTGACGGTGGTCACTTTGTAATGGCATATGGAGATATGTATATTAATACTGGTGACAGGCTTACGTCTATCCTTCCTCATAAGATGAGAGACTTTATATTTAACGATATTAATGGAGATGAATTCGAGAAATGCTTTGTTACTGCTGACTACAATAAGACGGAAATGTGGGCCTGTTATGTATCGTCAGGTAATGTTACTAATGCCCAGTGCGATAAGGCTCTTGTTTGGAATTGGAGCAATAATACTTTTACTTTACGTGATCTGCCTAACGTTGGTTTCATTGAATTTGGTACAGAGGGTAATCCTCTAGCCCCAGGGTCATGGAACTCAGCAACATCCACATGGGCTACAGATACTTTAAACTGGAATGAATCTGCTGCTACATCTTACTTTAACTTAGCGGGTAAAAGTCTAAGCATGGCCTCTCCAACTAATACTAAGATATACAGAGACAATGCAGGTAATAAGGCTGATACAGCCGATATGACCAGTTACATACAGAGAACAGGATTAACCCTGGATGCCCAAGGTCAACCCAATCAGAGCATGGTTAAGAGGGTAACCGCAGTATATCCAATGATGTCAGCATCTACTGACTCTACTATTAATGTATATGTGGGGCATCAGATGTCTACAGAACAAGCTATTACATGGGAAGGTCCAGTAGTTTTTAACCCAGCCACACAATCTAAAGCATCCTTTAATGTAACAGGAAAATATATAGGTGTCAAGTTTGAATCAACAGGAGATCAGACCTGGAGGCTTGATGGTTACTCTCTGGATATAAAGAACGCAGGAACCAGGGGAAGCAGGGCTTACTAATGGGGACATATTCAGACAGGGTGGTAAAGTCTGTCACTCATTACACACCAGGGCCATTACCATTAGATCCAGAAGATCTAGGTATTTACCTTATTAATGAGCTTCAGAGGGTAGGTGATATTATATACAATCAAGCAACATTCAGATTAGAGAGGACACATGCCGAACCAGAAAGACCAAGAGAAGGTGACGTTAGATACGCAGACGGGACAAACTGGAACCCTGGAAGCGGGGAAGGAGTCTACTACTTCAAAAAAGGAAGTCCAGGATCTTGGGTCAAGCTCGGTTAAGGTTGTATTAGTAAGTGATGAAGATATTGATTTTATATGGGAAGAGTGTGAGCCATTAATTGATTCCGCTTTAAAACATTCTGAAGGTGAGTTAATCTCTAGTGATGTATACGATCAGTTGATTAATGGAGCCATGCAGTTGTGGGTAGCTATGGAATATGGAGAGACAATTGCAGCAATGATAACACAGGTTATATCCTATCCAAGAAAGAGAGTGTTAAGAGTTATTACTCTAGGCGGAAAGGATGGCAGTGGTTTAGATAAGTGGTACATGTTCTTAGATATGGTAGAAGGTTTTGCTTTGAGAACTGGTTGCTCTGCATTAGAGGCGTGGACTAGGAAAGGTATGGCTAGAAAACTAAAGGATTGGAATCATTCATACATGGTTATAACTAAAGAATTAAAACAGAGGATTCAATAATGGCTACATGGACTCCATCAAGAGTTCCAGCAGGACTAACCCTACAAGACTATACAGGTCAGGTGGATAGTTTGCTGGACTTCATACCACCTAATATTACCTTTATGCCTAGATCAATATCGCCTCTTATAAAAAATCCGTCCTTTAGACTTGACCCATCTTTTCTTGGTAATACTTCTGGGTCTAATACCGGACCTTTATCTGGAACATCACTAGATCCTACGCAGACATTCTCTGGTCCTGACCAATCAATTAGCCCTTGGGATACAACAACAACTTTAACACCTTGGGGAGATCCAGTGGAGTTAGGTACTAATACATGGGACTTCATGGGTAATAGATACTATGACCATGACCAATATTCAAGAGCATTGAATGCTTATAATAATAGTGGTACACTACCATACACAGGACCATTGCAAACTATGGGTGCTGGCACTTGGGATGATCCCGATACAGATGTTAATGAACAGAGCGAAGCATCCATGCTTGCTGGGCAAGCTCTGTTAGATGAACAGTTAGCCTATCAAGCAAGAAAGGAAGAAGAAGAAAGACTTAAAGCATTAGAAGAGCAATATAATAAACCACTTGGAGACGACTTTGCATCTATACTATCCCGCGCTGAAGGAAATATAGTAACAGATAAGGACAAGTGGGGCAAGGCTCATTGGGATGCTTACGGTAGGGCAGAGGGAAGAACATTTACTGATGACTTTGGAGATTATGTAGACCAGTATCCAGACTTACTAGAGTCTTATAACAAATATGTAGAAGATCCCTATCATGACCAAAGAGGTTTTTTCAATATAAGATTTCTTACGCCAGGAGAATAGATTATGGCAGGTGGAACACAAACAACTTATACTCGCACAGATCCTTGGGAACCCCAACAGCCTTACTTGAGAACAGGTATGGCTAGGGTAGAGGATGCTTATCGTGATAATTTATTTAGCCCTGAATTTTATGGCACAGCCGGAACGATGAGCGAAGGAGCGCAAGCTCTAAATCAGGTGGCTCCCGGACTTATTGGTTTTAATCCTAATGAGATGCAAGCAATGCAGAGTGCATATGATTACGGTATGGGTGGTAGAGCAGGGGAGCTAATGTCTCAGTCTGAATCCTCTTATTTAGATGATATTCTACCTTACACTCAGAATCTTATGGGTATTGGAGAGAGATCAGCACTTATGGGTAGCCCTGGTAATGAGTATTCCACTTATCTTCCATTTGAAGACGATCAATACTCTCAGATGCTTAGAGGAGATGTAGACTATGACAGTGGTCACTTTGGAATGATGGCTGACGCATACAGAGGACAGTTTGAAGATCAAGTAGCTGAAGGTTTAGCTAATGTAAGGCAAGGTACAATCTCTTATCAACCTGGCGGTGGATCAAGAGGAGATATATTTGCAGCAAATGTAGCCAGTGCAGGGCAGAAAGCATTAGCTCAGAATTTAGCAGGATTATATGGTGGTGCATATCAACAGGCACAAGCAGGTCGTATGCCAGCAGCCCAGATGGGCATAGGCCAACAACAGTTTGGTATGGGTTATGGTTTACAAGGGTTACAAGGGGCGCAAACTGCATTAGGACAGTACCCAGGAATGCTTAGTTCTCCGTTTGGTGTGTATGGTCAGGCAGCGCAGATTGGTTCAGAGCAGAGAGCTATGGATCAGGCAGCTCTTAATAGAGATATTGCTAGGTACGAGTACCAGAGTGCATTACCGCAGCAAGCATTGCAGTCATACCTTGCTGGTGTTCATGGTGATTACGGTGGCATGACTACAGCCAGAGGTCCGGGCGGTACAAATGTGGGTGACGCAGTATTATCAACCTTGTTAAGCAAAGCAATCATGGGAATGTAGGGGGCTATTATGGCAGCGGACTTTAGAGGTTTTGATACGCCTTGGCTTATGTCAAGGGCAGGTCAATGGGTTGGGGATACTTGGTTCAACACTGTAGAGGATGCAAAAAGATATGCGGATTGGTTGGCTACGCAAGGAGCCAATATTATGCAGACCACTGAAGAACGTGAAGCAAGATTATTAGGAGAAGGAGAAGCTGAGCTACAGGGAAGAGTAGAGGATAGACTTGCTGCTCAAGATCAAGCTAGAGCTTGGGAAGAAGATGCTGGTGGTCTTCCTACTCGTGACATCACATCACAGGGGAGTGTTGCAAAGGCATTAGGCATAGATAGAAAAGATGTTCCCGCTTATTTAGGCGGGACACCAAGAGAAAAAGAGAAAAAAGAGATGGACGAATGGGAGCAAGCATTCCTTCTGTCCATGATGGAAAATATGAGAGGTGAGGATATAGGTCAGGCTCCAGCCGTGGTAGCCGGTGGTGGGCAAAGACAATGGCCTAGCATGATGGGTCAGTTCGCGCCTTGGGAACAACAGAAACCTTATTGGTGGATAACATGAATGCATTAGAATGGTTAAAGAAACAACAAGCAGACTCATTAAGAAGGCAAGCCCTCTTCGACGCAAGACCTAGAGTTGCTGCTAGTCAAGCATGGAGTGGCTATGCTGATAAGCCGGGTGGACAACGGCTTATGGTGAGACAGCCAGAGGTAGACAATACTCTAACTGTAAAGAATGACGGAACCCGAACCCTCGTAAAGAAGTGGAAAGACCCAGATCAGTCTAATATAAAGATATCTGCTGTTCCTCGGGATAGATCTCCAATTAGGCAATCGATGATACCCCCACCAAGGAATCAGCGTAACCCATTTGATATACCAGAACATATGTTTCCTCAAGGTCTATCACCAGAAGCACAAGCAGCAATAGCTCAAGTACAGGCAACAGGTGGGCAGAATGTAGACGCTTATGGAGAACCTGTTGGTATTGGAGAGAATATAAACCCTGCTAGACGATCCCCCCAGACAATTAGAGGGGTAGCTAGTGGTTATGCTCGACATCCAAGACCTATTACACCAGAAGTTGTTAGGGCTTCAGAGAGCGCTCCTCGTGAAACATGGGGTGGAAAATATAATCTAACAATGCCACAACATCCTATTACGAGAGGGTGGATTCAAGACCCTGCTACTATTTTAAACATAGGCAATCTTATAAAGAAGATGGGTGGAACAATAGACTATATGAAAGGTATAGATGACAGAATAAAAGAAAACAGAGATAGAAGGTTTAGAATGTTTAATAGTGACCCATACTCACCAGTGAGGAAATACTAATGGCAGCTCCAATAGCAGCATTACCTTGGTTAATGAGGGGCGCATGGCCTTGGCTAATGAGAGGAAGGGGAGTGAACCTTCCTTTAAGGAAGACAGCCACAGGTGTTGACAAAATAATAAGAGAAAAGATAAAACCTTATGATGCTAGATACACTCCTATTGATAAATTAAAAAGAGGTGTTAGAGATCCAAGGGTTACAGGAACTACGCCTGGTGGCACAGGTGGTATTAGAAGGTGGAGAACAAGGGGAGGACCAGGAGCTGGTATTGAAGGGAAATTAATGCCCAAACAGACGCCTAATCCATATATAGTTACCACAGCCGGAACGAAAACTGCACCTGCCTTGACATATCCCGGAGTCCCCGCTGTAACTAAAGCACTTCCTGCTGGATACGCTCGTCGTCACCCATTTATTACGGGAGGTGTTGGAGCATCAGTTTTAGGTACAGGCTATGGTATGATGGCTGGAGATGATGAGCCTATGGTTGCACCAGCACAGGCTTATGCCACTCAAGAGCCTTGGAGTGCGCCGACAGATATGCTTAACTTTGCCGATCAACAAGAAGCATTAGCAGCAGAAGGAAAGGAGAACCTTAGTAAGATGCTTAAATATGGGTTCTTTATTGCTGCAGCAGGTGGAAAAACAGATAAGTTTTTTGAGAGAGGCATGGCTATCATGGAGCAGAGCAAAGCGTATAATGAAAGCAAACACTTTGCTGATGTAGTTAGGGCTGTATATAAGGAAGG